CTTCCACCGTTTGATATTTGTTCGCTGCGTATTCCGCCTCGATGGCGGCGATTTGTTCATCGGCGTCGACGGTCAGTTGTTCTTTTTCGGTCAGGTAGTCGGTGTAGCCGACGAGGCTTTCGTTCCATCCCTGCGATGTCTTGAGCATCTGGATTTGGTTCTTGGATAATGCGATGTCCAGCTCATCGGACATTGCCTCGGCAACATCCTCGACGGCCCGCTCGGTCTCGCCCATCATCGCCGCGTAATCTGCCATTTGCCCGGCGGATAGTTTACTTGCTGCTGTCGTGGCCCTATACTGGCGATCTAAATCACTAAGTGCATCTTCCTGGCCTTTATACTTTGTCGCAACGTAAGCACTGACAACAGCATCGCGTCCCAATGTCTGTTCATATTCCTTGATCGAGCGGTTCTGTTTGTTGATCTCCGCCGTAACATCGGCCAGTCCCCCAGCCACCTTGGCGACGGCGGGCGCAAGCATCTCACCCAGCGCGGCCTTGAGGTCTGCGGAGTTCGCTTTCAATCTCTCAAAGGCGAGCGCGTCGTCCTCCACGTCTTCGCCAAGCCGTTCCATCGACTTGGAGCCTTCCTCCATGACGGCCTGCATGAATGCGGCTTCGCGTGTCATCCCCTCGGTCTGGACCTGTAGCTCTGCAATTCTCGTTCGCACCTTGCCCGCGCTGATACCGAAGGTATCAAGACGTGGGATGGACTGATTTGCTAACAGGAGAGAGAAGTTCTGAATACTTGCGCTGGCGTCGCTACCCATCGCAGTGCCGAGCTTGACTGCCATCTTGGTGACTTTTTCAAGCTCTTCTGCATTGTTCGCCAGCCCCATTTGCATGAGCTGGTTGGCGGACCCCATCATCTGCTGCTCGGACATTGCACCGCGCGTGGCTGTCCGCATCGCATCCAGGCGGGCATTGGCCTCAGATGCACTTCCGCTGATCATCTCGAAGGCGTGCGAAGTACGTTGGGATTGCGCGCCTAGTTCGCCCAGTTCCCAGGCAGCCTTTGCTACTTTGGTAATAGCAGCCACAGACAACACGGCACCAAGTACTTTGCCGGCATTACTTAGAGAACTGACATTCTCCGACGCTTTACCGCTGGCCTTATCTAGGTCCTCTATCTTGCCGACGGTGCCGCCCGTCTCTTTTGCGAGTTGCTGGAGTACCTTGCTCGCTTTGTCTTCCGCCACCATCACGATGGCGATTTTGTACTCGTTAGCCATCTTGGGCCCCTTTAGCTCTAAGCGTCATCTTAGCCCTGAGCGTCATCACATATTGCAGGATCTCCCACTGTCCCGGCCTGTCCTGTGCCCACTGCGCTTTGTCCGTGCTGGCGTGGAATGCCTTCGTCGCGTCGTATGCATTCAACGCCGCCGCCATGCGCCGCAGTTCGCCGGCCCGTTGGTCGCGCAGGCCACCCGGTTCCGGCAGCGCGTTCCAGGCCCGCGCATCTTGGGCCAGTACCAACTCTGGCGGCGGTGGTCCATTCCCTTCAGCACACGCCGCCGCCGCCAGAATCATTCCCCCGGTATGTCGAATGCGGCAGACACCGCGCTGGACAGTTCGCTCGACAGCCAGTTGACGACGCCGGGAAGCATACCCCCCACGTCCTTTTCCTCGACGCCGTCCAGCCAGCCCAGCGTAGCAGCCGTGCGCACCACGTTGCCGTTGTACTCGACATTCGACCGCTTCCCGTCGCCGTTCAGTTTGCGCAGCGTGGCGTAGAATGCCTCGATGTCGCGTTGCAGGAATTCGGGCAGATCATACGAGATGCCCAGTTGTTCTTGTTCTATCTTCATTCGTCTCTCCTCGCCTATGAGGCATAAGTTGATTGTGTGACCTCGCCGTCCGGCACCAGGTCGGCAGTGACGACGACCGGCCCGGCGGCACTCGCGCCATGTGTCCAGCGCAAGTCTCTGATTCGCCAGTTGCCGGCGAACTGGTCTGCACCAGCGGTCTTATCTGGCGCATACCATCTCATGCGGCGTGCACCGGGTGATGCCGCGAACCACCAGTCCTTGAGGATGTCCCACCCCTCGGCGTCCGTGGTCGAGTACACCACGTTCAGCCGCACGCCCGCATCCTTCCCGCCGTCCAGCCGACTGGGCCAGGCGCTCGCGCGCGGGTGATAGTCGCCCAACGTCTGCGTGAAGTGCGGGACGATCTCGGTCGAACTACCGCTGATATTGGTCAGCACGCCGCCGGCCGTATCTAGCCACACCTCGACGGCGCAACTATCTATTGCGGTCGTCGTCTGTGCCATCTGCCGTTAGCTGGAGATGGTCTCAGTCGCTATTGAAGCCACACGGACCGTGAACGTGCACATGATGGGTGCCGGTGCCGTCGCATCCACGGGCGGATAGTCGAATCCGGTCATCGTGCTGCCTGCCGAGTACCGCTGGTCTCCGACGTCGCCGCCGCCCGGGCTCCACCACACGTAGAGTGGATCGCCACAGGATGCGGCCTCGAACTCGACCCGTGCCAACTCCCACGCCTCCGTATCCTCTTCGGTGTATACAATCGTGAACGTCAGGTCGATGGGTTCGCGCTTGCCGCCCTTGATGATGGCGGTATCGCCCTCCAACGTGTACCCCTCGCCGCTCTGGCGCGTCTGGGATGGCGTCGCCAGGCTCTGCGCCTGACCGCTGATGTCTGTGGCAGCGCCAACCACATTCGTGGAACCGATTTGGATCTGTCCACACGCTCCACCTATTGCTGCTGTCGTTTGTGCCATTTCTCAACCTCCTGTTGAGTTACTACTTGCTTCATCTTCGTCTCACCGGCCCTGGCATTAGCCAGCGCCGTACTTCCTCTTTCCACTTCGCTACCGCCCGTGTGGAGTGGTAGCCGGCCGCTTGCCGTATCAGTTCGTCGTCTGCTTCCAGGAATTGATCTGCGGTCACCACGCCCACGGCTGCCAATAACTCGGCCCGCCGTGTCCATCCCGGCAATTCCGTGAGCGGCGGACCGTTAATGAGCGAGAGTGTGTTACCCCTATGTAGTATGAGCGCCACGCCATCCCGAAAATCAGTGTCGTGCACTATATCGCCAGGCCTCTGGCCCGTGCTCAGTCGTTTCTGTACCCTGTAGGTCGCCATCTCAGAATACTCTGAACACGAGCGTAAACCGTGCCCGCAAGTACAATTGCTTGGCCCACTCGCTCGTGCCTACGACCCACGACCACTGGAAGGATTGAAGGCCCTCCAGATCAAAAGGCGGGCAGTCCTGCTTCCTGAGTTCGGCGCAGATGTTGTCCAGCGCCGTGACGAGTGCGCTCATATCCTCTCCGATGTGCGACCGCTGCCTGGCCCACAGGTCGGCGTAGATCGTGACAGTCTCTTGGATTGCAAAGTCCGCGTCTTTACCCAGCGTGAACTTGTGCGTGCCCGAGTCCGTGCTGACCGGCGCACCGCTCGCCGGCCATACCTGGAGCAGCGGCACGTCCTGGATGCCCTCGGTCAGCTCGTCGTAGGACTGGCTGCGCACGATCCCGGTCACCGCTCCCAGCACGCTCTCCACCGCATCGCATATAGCTGCCGTCGTCAGATCCCTGCCACCCAAGTTTCACCTCCAATGCAAGGGGGCCATCCGTCCCGTGAAGGACAGATGGCCCCGTGTTTCTCGTGTTCCTGAGACCTCACCGCCTGGTGTGGCGGCTCGTGTTTCGGTTATTAGTCGTTGCTGATGATCGTCGCTACTGCCTTGCCGATGATACGATACACCCTCTCGGCATTGTCCTCGAAGGCCCTGCCCAAGAACCTGCGTGCATAAGTACCGCGTGTCTTGATAGCCCGCCACACGACGAACCATTCTGCCCCGTGGCGACGTGCCCAAATCTTGATCGGTTCGATCGGTGCTCCATGCGGGCGAGACCCCAATTCCTGGACGACGGCAGACATTCGGTTGCTGCCCACCACTCCCTCGATGACGTTGGTTCCTCCCCGGATCTCGGGTGTGATACTCGCCGCCGTTATCCCCGTGTCTCTGCCGCCAACTTCTGGACTTTGCCAGGGAACCAGGTTCTTGTTTGCTTCCCGTGTGATCAGCATCGTCGCATCCCGCATCGCGTCCACTATCGGTACCCCGTGCAGATCGTCCGCGATACGCGTCATGCCAGCCTGCATCTCGTCTGCGCCTCGGATCTCGACGTCGAGCATCATCCTACCGTCGCTTTGATGTAGCGCCGCGTTCTCAGCCGGCTGATCAGGTCCGCATCCAGTTTGCCCGTGTTGAGCTGGCCTAGTTCAGAATCGGCGGTCAGCCCCGAACCCGCTGCCTCCAGGTGCTTGTACCACCGTGCCGCCTGTTCGATGCAGATTTCCTTGATGTCGTGGGGGACAGTCGTCGCGTAGCCCCACTTCGCCGTGATCTGTACCGTCGGCACGCCTCGGAATACGTCCGTCGTCGGCCTGAAACCGGCCCTCGTCGTGTACGCGCCGCTGGTGAAAATGGATTCGTCGCCGGTCGGATCCACCATCAGGCCGGTGTACGGTGTGCGGTTGAAGTCGGGGAAACGCGGGTCACCGCGAAACCCTATCCAGTCGGCAGTCGTCCAGGCGGTGTAACTGGTATCTGTCACGCTATCCTTCACCGCCACCGTCGTGATGGACGTGCACTCGTCGATGCGCTGGAACGGCTTACCGCTGCCAGCATAGATGCGGGTAGTGGCAACCGGGATAGACACGAACCCATCGGGGCGGTTGCAGGTATCGTCGATGCTCGTCGTCGCCGAATCGAGCAAGCGTGCCAGCGTCAAGTCGCTTGCCGTGCTCGTCTTGTCCATCTCGGCCCGCAGCTCGTCGACCGTTCCATACGCCTCTGACGTGTCACCCTTGCGGGCTGGACTTTTGTCACTTTGGCCTGGTGACGCTCCATAGTAGCAGGTCTTGTACCAGGTCGCGCTAGTACCGCTCAGGTCGGTATACTCGTAGGAGACGGTAGCAGCCACGAGCGTTATCGTCCCATTCAGCGTCGTGAAGTCGCCCGTGCTGGACGTGTCGGTGTAGACACGAATGATGGTATAGCCCGCATCCATAACGGCAGTGATATCTGAGACAGTACAAAAAAGTCTTATCATTTGACTATTCCTTACATCTGGTGTAATATGTATTCAATTCATGATAGTTCAAGGAGGTAATCCATGAGCGTTAAATTATGCGAATGCGGTTGCGGTCAACCGGTCAACAATCCGCGTGCACACTATATCCGTGGTCATAA